GTCGGAAGTATTGTCGGAGGAACAAAAGCAGATGGTAGAAAACTTAAAGGCAAGTTCTTATCTAATACGCCAGCACTTAAAACTCTACGAACAAGGGTTGAACGAGCTAGCAAACGCGGATACATCAGAGGTTTAGATGGTAGGCATATTCCTGTTAGGTCTGAGCACTCCGCACTTAATTTTCTACTTCAGTCTGCTGGTGCAATCATAGCGAAGCGTGCCTGGGTTATCTTTCATAACACCTGCACACTACCATTTAAACAACTCGGAGTAATACACGATGAGATACAAGTTGAATGTGATGAGCAACACGCAGATGAAATAGGTAAGTGTATAGTAGATGCAATGAGAGAGACTACCAACTACTACAAACTTAAATGTCCAATCGATGGTGAATATAAAATAGGTCGTAACTGGAATGAGACGCATTAAAACAGAAGAAGATTACACGTATTATCTTTATAGTATGACAGACGACCTTGATTACTACGGACTAACAAAAGAAGAATTAGAAGAACTATTAGAAAAATATAAACATATAGAGGACTTAGAATATGGACAACATTAATCCAAAACATTATCAACAGGGGTCGATAGAAACAATCGAATATATTCTTGACCAAAAAATGAATTATTTAGAAGGGAATGTGGTAAAATATATATCACGTTATAAAATGAAGAATGGTTTAGAAGATTTGCAAAAAGCAAGTTGGTATCTAAACAAATTAATCCAAGAGGTAAACAATGAAAACAATTAACACACTAGTTAGTGATGTGTACAATATGATGCACACTCAAGAATATGATGGCGACCTACAAAAGATTGCTGATTCTATAGGTAAGGATGTTAGTGCAGCAGTAGTAGATGCACTCACACCTAGAGAGAAACAAACACACCTACGTATGTCAGGTATTGGTAGATGTGAGAGAGCCCAGTGGTATCAATGTAAAGGGTTTGATGCTGAAGAGATTGAAGGTAGAGTCTATCTTACATTCTTAACTGGTCACGTAATGGAAGCACTATTACTTGGACTAGTAGAACTATCAGGTCATAAGGTGACAGGCAAACAAGAGAAGCATACACTTGAAGGTATCAATGGTTCACAAGATTGCCACATCGATGGTGAGTTAGTTGATGTTAAGACTGCAAGCAAGTGGTCATATGAAAAGAAATTTACAGATGATGGTATCAAAGATGATTCATTCGGGTACATCAAACAACTATCTGCATATGGTAAGACAGAAGACAAAGAGGTAGGATATTTCCTGGCCCTCAACAAAAATAATTCTGAACTTAAACTATGCAAGCAAGAACTTGAGAAAGATATTGACACATATGTTATTGACCTCAAGAAGAAAATGGAATCAGACAATCCACCTATGCGTATTGCAGGTGCTACTAAAACAAATGGCAAGGGTCAGGTTGTTCTTGATATGATGTGTGCATTCTGTGGGTACAAAGATATTTGTTTCGACAATGCACTACAAAAGAAAACAACACCTAGTGGTTTTACTACTTACTACGTGGATTCAATACAAGGAAACTTCTAATGATTACTCTCGAAGAACTTAAGGAAAGGTTAGCACAGAACTATGATGTGTGTCTATTATGTGATGAACTAGAGATAGAACCTGAAGATATACTTAACGCCTTCGAGAAGAAACTTTGGGATAAGAAAGAAAGATTTGAGGAATTTTATGAATGAATTACATTTAGTTAGTGCGGTCTGGATTGTAATAGGTGCAATAGTAATATACTTTGTTGATAAGAGAGCATACAGAGAAGGACTTACTGATGCAGTACTAATGCACAACAGAGGAGAGTTAACTTACTTCTCTTACTATGATGACAATGGTGAAGAGATGGTAGAGATTGAGGTAAACAAACGTGAGAAGTAATTACTTAGGTATAACAATAGATAGAAGTAGAGACAAGAAGATGTCAGACCAGGCAAGAGAACTGGTTACTAACTACTATCTTAGAGGTAAAGAGAAGTCACCTCAAGAAGCATATGCTAGAGCTTGTGTCGCATATTCAAATAAAGATATGAGTCTAGCACAAAGACTGTATGATGCAGTTAGTCAGGACTGGTTTATGTTTAGTAGTCCTATACTATCTAATGCACCAGCACCTGATGAGGAAGTAAATGGTTTACCTATTAGTTGTTTCCTTAGTTATGTTGGTGATACTTTGTATGGTCTTATTGAACATCAATCAGAACTAGCGTGGTTGAGTGTTAAAGGTGGTGGTGTTGGTGGACACTGGGGAGATGTAAGACCAGTAAGTGATAAAGCACCAGGGCCAATACCATTTATTAAAGTAGCAGACTCAGCAATGACTGCTTATAAACAAGGAAGAACAAGGAAGGGAAGTTATGCAGCGTATACTGACATCAGTCATCCAGACATTATCGAGTTCATCAATCTCCGAGTACCTACTGGAGGTGATAGTAATCGCAAGTGTTTTAACATTAATAATGCTGTCAATATTACTGATGCCTTTATGGATTGTGTTGTCAATGATACTCCTTGGAGTCTTACTGACCCTAGCAATGGTGAAGTCCGTGATACAGTCAGTGCGAGAGAACTATGGCAAAGACTCTTAGAGGTACGCTTCAGGACTGGAGAACCTTACTTAAATTTTATAGATGAATCGAATAGACATTTACCAAAAGAACTTAAAGATAGAGGACTTACAATTAAAGGAAGTAATCTTTGTAATGAAATCCACCTACCCACAAGCTCGGATAGGACAGCAGTATGTTGCTTATCCTCAGTCAATCTTGAAAAGTTTGATGAGTGGAGAGACAAAGGATTAGTTGCTGACTTGATTCATATGCTTGACAATGTACTGGAAGAGTTTATTAAGAATGCACCAGAAGAATTATGGAGAGCAACTAACTCTGCAATGAGAGAAAGAAGTCTAGGTCTAGGTGCTATGGGATTTCATTCATACCTACAATCAAAGAACATACCTTGGGAATCTGCTCAAGCAACTGGACAGAATCTAAGAATGTTTAAACACATAAAGGAAGAAGCAGTTGAAGAGACTAAACGCCTGGCTAAAGTACGTGGAGAATACGAGGATGGTAGAGGAAGTGGCAGAAGGAATAGTCATCTTCTTGCTATTGCTCCTAATGCCAATAGCAGTATTATATGTGGCACTAGTGCTAGTATTGAACCTATTAAGTCTAATGCTTTCACACATAGAACGAGGGTGGGTTCTCATCTTGTCAAGAATAAATACCTAGCAAGAGTATTGAATGAGCATAGATTAAGATTGGGATTTGAAAAGGATTGGTTGGAAGAACAGTGGTCTGATATAATACATCACGAAGGTTCAGTCCAACATTTAGATTATCTATCTGACTGGGAGAAGGATGTATTTAAAACTGCATTTGAATTAGACCAGTTATGGGTAGTGGAACACGCTTCAACTAGACAACCATTTATATGTCAAGGTCAAAGCGTAAATCTTTTCTTCCCTGCGGGTAGCGAGAAGGCCTCCGTGAACAAGGTACATCTCGCAGCGTGGGCGAAGAAATTAAAAGGTCTTTACTATCTTCGTACCAACAGTGGTGCTACTGCTGAACAGATTGGTAAGAAGGTAGAAAGAATTAAACTAGAAACATTTAAAGAGGATACGGAATGTCTGAGTTGTCAGGGGTAATGGAAGCAGCACTAACCTATAAACCATTTAACTATCAATGGGCGATGGATATAGCGGAAGAGCACGAGAAGATTCACTGGGGTATATGGGAAGTTAAACTACAGGAGGATGTAGACCAGTGGAAGCGAGGTGATATTACAGTAGAGGAGAAGAACCACATTACTCAGATACTCAGACTATTCACTCAGTCTGATGTACAGGTAGCACAAAACTACTGCGACTTATACCTACCTAAATTTCGTAACCACGAGATTAGGAATATGATTATGTCATTTGCAAACAGAGAAGGTACACACCAACGTGCCTATGCTTTACTTAATGACACGCTAGGTTTTGATGACAGTGAGTATTCAGCATTCCTTGAATACAAACAGATGTCAGACAAGATTGAATTTATGCAGGACAATGATACATCTACATTACACGGGTTGGCTAAAGCATTAGCACAGACTTGTATCAATGAAGGTATGTCTTTGTTCTCTGCATTTGCTATGCTACTTAACTACCAACGCTTCGGTAAGATGAAAGGTATGTGTGAGGTAGTCGAGTGGAGTATACGTGATGAGTCAATGCACGTAGAAGGAATGTCTAAGTTGTTTAGACAATTTTGTAATGAACATCCACGAGTGGTAACGGATGAACTGAAGAGGGAAATATATGAAATGGTACGAACTGCCGTTGCCTTGGAAGACAAGGTTATCAGTCTTGCTTACAAAATGGGGAGTGTCGAGGGTCTTGAAGAAGGCGAAGTCAA